AATATAATATAATAACATATATAATATAATACTAGTATAATATATAATATAATATAGGGTTTAGCCCCCTTAAAAGGGGCTAGCCCACTTATTTAATACTTCTTTCGTGTATCATATCGAACGGAAATATAGCATCAGCTTTCATATCATCGTTATCCACATATAAGTATTTATTATGCACACCTATGCGTGTAAAACCAGCCTCTAGAAGGGCTGCAATAATACGATATCGTTTATAGGGATGTTTACATTGAATAACGGCTGCTCTGCCGATTAAGTGTGCTGAGTTCTCCAGCTCATTGATTTTACCTCTACATCCGTAACACACAAATCCCTTAAGTATCTTGAATTTTAGCTCAGATAAATCTCTAGCCTCATCAAGCATCTTCAGGAAATGTCTATCCATATTTTTAAATCCCGTTGAGTGCTTATCACACCACTTACAGTCAAACTCTTCGTATTCGAAGTGCTTAAGCTCGTGTATACCCATTGCGTTTAAGAATTAACGCCCTTGTCCCCGATAAGCTTTCTTGTGTCCTTTCTGACCAACTGAGGCGTTCTTAGAATGAACTCCTGGTCGTTTAACCCTTTTACTTGGAAGAAATGTACTAATTATTTTCTTTGCCATTACTTTTCCCTTTTTCCCAACTTCTGCCTACAAAGTAAGCCCCATAAACAGTAACCAATAGTGTTTGAAATATTGGCACATATTCCTTTTGTACTTTAAATTCACCGATATTACCATCCGTAAAAGCGAACAGCGTAAACATCACCGTAAGGAATATCAACACTAGAGGACGTATGTTCTTTGACAAGAACGAGTCCGACTGCATATCAAACCTCCAACGATCCGTTACTTGGTCCTGCGCTTCCTTGTCAGCTTGCTCTAGTAGCTCCTGAAGCTTTCTCTTAGCTTCTAAGCGTTCTTCTTCACTTGTGTGGAGGTTGTCTATTACTTTTCCAATATCCTTCAGTAAACCGCCTGTAATCGCTTGAAATATCTTTTTCATCAGTATGTCCACATTACACCTTTAGTTTTATCAGGGTCTATATCAGCGTGTATAAAAGTTTTAGCTACTCCTATTCTACTAAACCCTACGTCTAAAAGGCAGTTAATTAAATCAAATCTATCTTTGCTATTAGTACAGGATATGTCTACTGCAAGTCCTTTTAAATGGCTACTTGTTTCTACACCACCTACTTCTTCATTGTGTTGTGGCGTCCTAAAACCACTTGTAATGTGTATGGGTTTATCGTATTTATCCCTTACATCATCTAACATTTGTAGTAAGGTTTTATCCATTAGCTGACCACTTCCTTGCACATCAGGACTATCAAACTCGCTATAATTAAAGTATTTCATACTCAAATATAAGCTATTTTTCCTTATTCATCAAGTACCACTTCTGAAGAGTATAACCGATTGTTACCAATAAAACTGTAACCTTCAAAAGCAATTCAACCTCTGTAAGTGAAATTGCAAACGCACCTAAATTCAATCCGTATATCTTCAAATCGGTTAAACTCATTTTATTATGGATTAAAACTTCTACCTGCAAAAGTATGTACTCCGTTGCCTTCGGGTTCTACTTCATAGCTTTTCCAACCATAGGGACTTTCATCTAAACCATCCCAAAGTACATCTAATGAGTATTTGTCAGATTTTACACCTTCTGTTACTACTTCTCCATCGGCATCAAATGTAGGTTCTTCTATCCAAAGATAACCTAACTTTACGATAGTGTGGTTACCCTCTAAATAGCTTTCCCCTGTTACATCATCTTCGATGTGTGGTAAATCGGCAATCTTTTTTTCTGCCTGTTCTTGTTAGTTAAACTCGTATTTCTTAAACAGTTTCATTAGCTTGTGATTTGTATTAGTTCACTATCAGATAGTTCTTCGTTAAACAACATAAATTGGTCGCAACTATTTCTTTTGCCTGTATCAGAGCTATCTCTTAATTGACCTATAAAAACGCTATCAGGTGTATTTGTTCCTATATATGGTACAGATGTTAAACTTGTACTGTCAAGCACTTCTGTTCCATTTATGTATATCTTGGCAGCAGTTGCAGATATAAAGCACACAGCTATCTTGTATGTAGTATCTTTATCACTCGAAAACGTAATAAAAAGATTTGTATCGGTGTCGTTTCTTCTTCTTAATGTTAATTGAGTTGTGCTATAAAAGTTTAACGCAAAATAACAATTAAATGTACCTGTTGCAGCAAGTGAAAATGGTACTTGTGATGTAAAACCACTACTATCATAATTATCAATCTTTCCTTGCCAAAAAGCAGTAAAAGGATAGTCAGTAGGCATATCAGCAAAACTCACTTTAGTACAACTATCTGCTGTCCTTGTAATATCAGCTCCTGCTGAATTAGGTGTTAAACTTGTAGCGTAGCTTCCTGCTTCTACTTGAAAACCCCATACATAAATTTCATCGCCACTTGTAGCAAGTGCCATTCCGTAACGTAAATTAGTAGATGTAGATGTAACTGTTAAACTAACTCTTGTCCACTCATTAGTAACGGTAACTGCTGTATTTGTATTTTCTATTGCTCTTAAATAAACTGTACCTGTACCTGTTTTTCTTTTTACATATACACTAACAGTATATTGTACACCACTACTTCCTATTTTAACTTTTTGAAATTGTCCTAAAGAAGATGTAGCTGCAAAAGTAGATGCTTCATTAGTGCCATCAGGTGCTGTATGGCTATTTGTTGTTAAAGTACCATTAATTAAACCATATCCATTTGCAGAAGATATAGCATTAGTATAGTGCGCTACTTGTGTTCTTGTTGGCTCTAAAAGTAAATGTGGGTCTTGTGGGTTGTCAAAGTCATAATCTAATCTCGCTTGGTTTGCTACTGTGCTTTCTATAAGACCATCTGCATTTACTCGTGTAGCATCCGCATCTGCTGATACTGTGAAATCTCCATCTCCATCAGCAGGTAGGACTGAATACAGTTTAGCACCACTTGCCTTATATCCGCTTGGTATCTGTACTAAAGTTGCTTTATTATATATACTCATTGTTTAACTGTGTTGTAAAGGGTATCTACCAAACTTTCCTGTGCTTCAATAGTACCGCTATTGTCTAATACTCTTTTTCTATAATCATTTGCTTCGCCTACAATATCAATATATGGGTATTCTCCAACCCAACTACTTTTGTAGATTTTGCCGAACCCTATCGCATTGATTACTTTTCCCCAAGCTGTTGCCATATTCTATTTGTTTTCTCTATATTGTTTGTAGCAGATTGCCAACGCCTGTCTCCTATCATATTCTCCGCCTATTTGGACAACACATCTTTGGATGAACTCGCTTTGCTTTTCTCCTGATTTTGGTTCTGGTATTGGCATCTACTTAAAAACTGCTTTAATTTGTTTATGTTCTCTTTCTTTGGCTTATACGTCATAATACCCAACTGTTAAAATTATCTGACTTGTCTGGATACATACCCTCGTTATTCGCTGCGTTATATTCAGAATACTTATCGTTGTTGAATGTCATATAATCTAAAAATCTTCTTGTGTAGAACTCCGCTTTATTACGTGAGTTCTCCACTAAGTACTGTACCTCTTGCATCGAGAGAGTCTCTGAAGACTCGCTACGATGCTTAAATACACCTCCGTTACTTACTTGATACGATGCAAACATATAGTAGTCTGACTGAGCAAACCAAATAAGCATCGGTGTAAGATAGTCGTTTAAGAGAGTCTTGTAGTCAGCATTTGCAGGAAGGTCTATTTCGTCATCTACGATTAGTTCTTGCATCTTGTCGTATAAAGTAGTGCCAAGTTAGTTTTGGATATGGATATCTTGACTTACTTCGATAAACTGAATGAATTTATCAGCATCTACAGTACCCCCTACAATCGATTTACGCCTTAAATCTTCAGTCGTTACGAACAGTGCCTTCATCTTCTCTCTTTTTAAATAGTGACTTTACTTTATCAATTGCCGATAACTTCTCTCCGGTTTCCTCTTCACGCTTAATCTTAGTTTCGATATTGTCTAGCTCAGTAAACTCAATCGGCTGAAGTGTAATGAAGTATAGGTTAAGGTCAATCTCGTTGAATGCTAAAATCGTTTTAAGGCACTCTATTATCTTTTCTTGGAATGGTCTGATAACAATGTTATCCATAAGCACAGAAGCCGTTCTAAGCTCCTCTGCGTTGTTACCAAAGCCTGTGTTATCCTTAATCCCAAGCAATATCGGAGAAACTACTCTGTGACCAAGCATAATCTTTTCACGAGCCTCATCAGATAGAAACTGATATTGTGCGTGTGCATCTGGGAGGTGGATAGGCTCTATGTCTGCTTTACGGTCAGGGTCTTCATTGAACGCTAAGATGAACTTCCCTGAGTTGGATGTTCCTCCGAATTTATCTTGGATTTTCGTTTCAATGAGTTGTTGAGCCTCCTCGTCTGGCACTCCGTTATTGAAGTTGATTAAGAGTGATGGCTGAAGCCCGTTAAGGATATTATTGATATGGTAGTTTGACACTTCCTCTTCAAGCGAGCAGTACTGTAAACATCCGTGATAGTCTACAGGTGCATAGTAATAGAATCCTGGTCTGTAAGGGCGGATAATATAAAGCTCTCTTGGTTCGTTATTTTTACCATTGCCAAATGTCGGTATACGCTTAGGCTCATCGGATGGCTTATATTCCTTCCATTTAGGATGGTAGTAGTATGCTTGTATTTTACCCTCTTTAGCTTTTTCAGCTCTTAGCGTCTCCATAGGAAAATGCGTAAGAGAAGTAATTCTAGTTTTACTTTTATTATAGACAACCTGTACCGCAGCTTGTCCAAGCAATTTGTAGTCATTTACTAATTTCTTTACCTCTTCGTCTCTTAATATCATTTTGAAGCGAGCAAACATCTCGGGCTTCTCTTCGCTGTCCGTTGCAGATAATCCTCTTCCGTAAATCATATCTACAATACCGTTAATACAGCAGGAGTTTGTTGGACTGCTAAGATAGTTGTCGATTAGGTCTCCGAAGTAGTTATTGTCTTCTCCGTAAGTAACCCAATCGTTGCGGTAGTCTTCTTTAATCTCAGGGATTGTATATCCCTGTAGATTGACTACTCTGATCGCTCCTTCTGATTTCTTCTTTCTTGCCATTTTAAATTGTTATATATTTTTGTCCTGTAGGAGCAGCACTATGCTCTGTATACTTATTAGTATTAAGTGTGTGCTTTTGCTTTCTGTCAGTTTGCGATGTGACATATGCTTTGTCCCTAAACAGTAACGTAGAACCTTGCTTTATCTCCATAAAATATAAATTAGACTCTTTTAATATAGAGAAGGTGCAGGGAATACTTATGTAGTTACCATCAATAGTAGAGGTAAGGCTTGTAAGCGTTTCGGTTTTACCCGTTCCATCTTCAGTTATCACAAGGCTAAGGTCACTCGCCTCCACATAGGAGCGAGGGACAATCTTGAGTGTTTGCGAATTTGTTGACGGAAG